CTGACTTCGCAATTTATGATCTCAGTCAGTTTCTTAGCGGTATCTCTCTGTTTAACGATCCTCAGCTCGAGTTCACCTCTAACGATTTCGTTAGCATTCGTGGGGGGCGCACTTCTGCAAAATACTATTTCTCGGATCCTGAGATTACGCTGAAGTCTGCTCCAGAAAAGAACGTTCAGTTCCCTGGTGCTGATCTCCAGTTCAATTTGACTAGCGATGATCTGACTGCACTGCAGAAAGCATCCGCAGTGTACGGTCTTCCCGACCTTACTTTCCAGTCCGAGGAAGGACTAGATACTATCAAACTTATCCTTCGTGATAAAGAAAATGATACCAGCAATACTTACGATCTCACCGTGGCAGGTTGTTCGACGGGCACCTATAGTTTGGATGTCAAAATTGACAACCTTCGTGTCCTCCCTGGGGACTACAGCATCAAAGTATCTAAGGCGCTGATCTCTGAATGGACCAGTTCCGACTATGACTTGACCTATTACATCGCACTTGAACCTTGAGTAATGAATTTTTGTGGGTGGAGAAATACCGCCCATCTATTGTTGATGATTGCATCCTCCCTGAGACCACACGAGAAGTGTTCCAGGGTTTTGTAAACCAAGGCGAACTACCTAACCTGCTCCTTACAGGAACTGCAGGTGTTGGTAAGACCACTGTCGCCAAAGCAATGTGCGAGGAGATTGGTGCCTCTTACATCGTGATCAATGGATCCGATGAGGGACGCTTCCTAGACACTGTACGCAATCGCGTACGCCAGTTTGCTACAACCATCTCTCTGACCTCTGGTGCCGCTCACAAGGTCGTTATCATCGATGAGGCAGACAACACCACTAACGACGTGCAACTGTCCCTGAGGACCGCTGTGGAGGAGTTTCATGGCAACTGTCGTTTTATCTTTACCTGTAACTTCATTAACAAGATCATTGAACCGCTGCACTCACGTTGCACGGTTGTTGACTTCAGGATCAAACCTGATCAAGCAATGAAATTGCAGGGTGAATTTTTCACTCGTCTCAAAACTATCCTAACCCATGAGAATGTTCAATTTGAAGACAAAGTTCTCGCGAAACTTGTTAAAAGGTATTATCCAGATTGGCGCCGTCTTATTAATGAGTGTCAGCGTTACGCTGCCACAGGTTCTATCAATTCCGCTATTCTCGTTGATGTTGCTGATATTAATCTCGACGATCTGTTGGGGAGTCTCAAAAGAAAGGACTTCACAACAGTAAAGAACTGGGTTGTTCAGCACATGGATAATGATCCTACGATGGTGATGCGTAAGATCTATGACAATCTTTATGGTGTATTGAAACCTGCTTCTATTCCTGAGGCAGTTCTAATCATCGCCAAATACATGAACAATATTCCTATTGTTCCTGACCAGGAAATCAACCTTCTCGCATGTCTTACTGAAGTCATGATGAGTTGTGAATTTAAGTGATATCCTTTATAAATACGTCTGTGTGGTAAACACATACACACTCTTTACACACGATTACTACTAAAATAAACATGAGCAATCCTTACGAGCTAAGGCTGGATTTGTATAATTCAGCGAAAGATTTTATTCAAACAAAATACGAAGCAGAAGTCGCTAGATATGACGCTGCAGAACGCGCTTTTCTTGAGAAGAAAGAAAGGTGGCAGATCTTAAAAGACATGGGTCAGGACCCTGGAGAGTATCCATCGGTGCATCTTCCTGTGTATCCAACATTCCCTTCCCCTTCTGATATTGCAGAATTCGCTGTACATATCAGATCTTTTGTTTCTGACAAGGGGGACGAATGAGATGACTGATGACAAATACGTTAAGTTCCATGAGAAGTGGGGTAGTATCAATCCGCTCCCAGAAAAATGGACAACTCTTATTCAAAACGGAGAACCAAATCCTTACTATTCTATCTCCACTGCAGGAAGACTTGTAACTCACCAGAGGAGAGTGCAGAGGGGAAGGGTTTTAGATCCTGACTACAAACATGTTATGTCTCCTTATATCAAATTTAATAAGGATGGATCGATTGCAAACTACTGGTATAAAATTAAAGTTCCTGGACAATCAAAACAGAAAAGGTTGTATGCACACAGGGGAGTTCTAGAATCTTTTGTAGAATTCGGTGGTGATAATATCAGTAAAGCATTTGCAGAAGCTTTGGGTGAATGTGAGTGGACTACTGAAGATGTTCCTAAACCACTACTAAAACTTTTTGGTAGGTTGCATCTATGTAATCATATTGATCATCATCCCGAAAACAATCACCTTTACAATCTTGAGTACGAAACTCATCAGGGTAATAGTGATGCAGCGATCAAGCAGTATGGTGGTGACATGAGAAACAAAGGAAAAATTATTCCTGTAAACTTTGTTCCACCTATGCCATCTAAAGAAGTAAAGGACCAGTTGCAAACATCATTACTTAATTTTATTGATTATGACACTTCTGAAATTTATAGAAAAGGATCCTCGAACAAAACTTATGGAGGAAATGTATGAGAGACTGGAGAAAGAACCTGCCCGACAATGGGCATATGTCCAAAGTCAAAACAACACCAGCAAACGTAGCGGAAGCAAATAATTCTCTGTTTCATGCTACAATGAATTTGCCAGCGGCAGCTGCCCATTGTGGCATGACGCTCAAAGAGATGAAACTCACCTTTTTTGAATACCTTAAATATCATGAGCCTGACTACCAAATCCCTGAAAACTCCTTTGAGATATCCAGGGGGCAAAAGCAGAGCAACTAGTAAACTTGCTCAGTTCATTCCTGATCTGTCTAAGTATACTGAGTTTCGTGAACCATTCTTGGGTGGTGGTTCTGTAGCATTGTATGTGTCTAAGATGTATCCACATCTTGAAGTTTGGGTCAATGACCTGTATGAACCACTTGCTACATTTTGGAAATGCTTACAAGACAACGGTGATGAAATTACGCAGCGACTTGAGTACCTTAAACAAAGGCACCCTAACCCCATGTCCGCCCGACTTCTCTTTGATGAAGCAAAGGAGTATCTTAACCTCCCTGTTGAGGAGAGAGATCCACTGCAAACCGCTATCAATTTTTATATTGTTAATAAGTGTTCTTTCAGTGGTCTCTCTTCCAATTCTTCTTTTTCAAAACAAGCAAGCGACAGTAACTTCTCAATGCGAGGGATCAAGCGTTTGCCAGAATACTCTCAACTAATTGAGAATTGGAAAATTACTAACCTATCTTATGAAGAACTCTTTACCGATAGTCGAGACATATTTACCTACCTCGACCCCCCATATGATATTAGAGATAACCTCTATGGACGGAAAGGCGATATGCACAAGTCCTTCTGTCATGATACCTTTGCTCGTGACTGTGACCGCTTTGTCGGTCCTCAACTTATATCTTACAATTCGTCTCAACTGGTCAAAGATCGTTTCAAAGACTGGCAACTCGCAGAGTTCTCACTAACTTACACGATGCGATCCGTGGGGAGTTATAATACTGATCAAGCAAAACGAAAAGAACTTGTAATTTTTAATTATGAAATGTGAAGTCAAACTATACAAAGCAGGCACTGTCTTCGTTGAAGAAGTGATTGCTCGTGATTACCAGGATGCACGTCAGGTTGCACTTGCTCGTAATCCTGGTGCGACTATTGTTGGTGTCAATGCGAAGGTCTAAACTATGGAGACTATGGGCGAAAGCTCTAGGCGAAAAGCACGGCAAAACTAATAAGGAAGCAGATCAGATTGCTACCATCAGAACCCTTATTATGTTCCAGTTGATCGTGACAAATTTTTTTATTATATCTGGAAACGTTCTATCATTTTATCGACACTTCAATGGCATACCAACTGAAAGATTACCTGTACAGCATCAACCAATCCAAGAAGAACATCCTTGACGGTGACATTGATGCGGAGAAAGGTTATCCACCTTACATCATCAACAGATGTCTCAGTTCTTTTACTGATACTATCTTGTTTGCTAATGAGTTGAATAAAAATCCTCACCTGCCAAAGAAGTTACAGTATGACTTTTTGCTAAATAGTGTGAAACCAAGGAAACGTT